TGGAAAGCAAAATACCATGGTAATGTTGACAATTTTTATACGTTACCACCAGAAGTGTTTTCCGATTTGTAGGTTTCGAAATTTCCTTAATAAGATCGCCCCGTTTGTACCATGGGGTTTTTGTATATAGTTGAAGAGTGCTGTGTGTTTATGGTTACCATGTATATTGATGTTTTTCATATTTTGTATTTTTGTATATAGGCTTAGCACACATTAGTGTCGCCCCCGTGCGATACCCCTATTTAGGGGAGGTTGACTACCAAACAAAAGATGACGCCTATTGTGGTTTGAGTGTACCCTTTAGATGTATATTGTACTTACTAAAACTTGTAAAACTAATAAAACAATCGCTATGGAGACGAAGCGATGTAAATATAAATCGTCCCCGAATTGGTTCAAGGATGTTAAATCGAGCAAGGATTTGCACACGATTTATGAGAGACAAGATGAGTGGCTTGGCGCTAATTATTGTGTCTCCTGCGGCTATTATGGTAAACATTGTCAATGTTGCTTTGAAGCCCATTCTGGTTTTGAACCGCAATCAGGTACAACAGATGATAATAATATCATGCGAATGTCTGGTAAATCGTCCTATGAGAATGTTTCATTTGGTGATCAGATTGACCCGTATTTGTATGATGTTGATAATACTATGGATCCTACTCGATCTTTACAAGATTCTAATGACGCGAGATTAGAGAATTTCTTTACTCGCCCAATTAAAATTGCTGAAGAGGAGTGGGCTACTTCCACAGTTCTTGGTTTTGATATTGACCCTTGGTCCCTTTATTGGGAGAACCCTAGAGTTGCTAATCGTATAGCCAATTTTCATTTGTTAAAGTGTAATTTGAAAGTTAAGGTCGTTATTAACGGCAATGGGTTTCAATATGGACGCGCACTTGTATCTTATTTACCATTCAATGTGTTTGACACATTGTCTAGCAATGCGTCTTTGATCCGAGAAGATTTGGTGCAGGCAAGTCAGCAACCCCATATCTTTTTGGATCCAACCACTTCACAAGGAGGAGAGATGAAACTTCCCATGTTCAATTACTATAATTATATATCGATACCTGATAATCAGTGGGATCAATTAGGTCGATTATATTTTCGTGGTTTGAATGAATTGAAACATGCAAATGGAGCTAGTGATTTAGTTACTGTGTCTGTTTTTGCATGGGCAGAAGACGTCGATATGAGTGTTTTGACGTCTCGGGAAACGACAACTCTTTCGCCTCAAACAGGTTTTGAACCACAATCTGGTAATGAAGTGGATGAGGCAAATAGCAAAGGTGTTATTTCTGGACCAGCAACAGCAATTGCTAAAGTTGCTGCTTCTTTGAGCAACGTTCCATATATAGCACCTTTTGCATCAGCAACAAACATTGCTGCTAATGCAACTGCTAACATTGCCAAGATGTTTGGTTATTGTCGGCCAATCGTCACTAAAAATCCAGAACCTTACAAACCACACATCGCTTCTGCGTTGGCTGTCACGAATGTTGCTGATGGACCAACAAAGATGACAGTGGATGATAAACAAGAATTATCCATTGACCCGCGTATTGCTGGATTAGGAGGTGTAGATCCGTTGAACATTAAAGAAATTGCCAAACGTGAATCATATTTGACAACTTTTTCATGGGCAATTGGAACTGCACCCGAAACGTTATTATGGAATGCACGCATTGACCCAGTGATTTGGGCTGAGAATGCAGGTCCTCCAGTATCGTTTCACTTCCCAGCATGTGCTATGGCTGCGTTACCTTTTAAATATTGGACAGGCTCTATGAGATTTCGATTTCAAATAGTTTGTTCAGCATTTCATAAAGGGAGGATCAAGATAGTTTATGATCCAAATTGGTTGGCTTCTAACGAATATAATACCAATTATATTAAGGTTGTGGACATTGCGGATGAGACAGATTTTACTGTGGAAATAGCAAATGGACAAGAGACAACTCTTTTGACACACCATTTGCCTGGTGCTGAAAGCGTTACACAACTGTATTCAACGACACCATATGCTTCTAAAGAACAAGGCAATGGTGTCGTTGGTGTGTACGTTGTCAATGAATTAACAACACCGAATTCAACCGTTAACAATGACATTGAAGTTAATGTCTATGTTTCAATGGGAGATGATTTTGAAGTGTTTGTGCCCGATGACCATTTTCAGTATTTCACATTTGGGTCTGGTGTTGCATCGGAGGAGAATTTGAACGCTAAGCGAGACATGTATCTTGCTGCAACACGTTTACGCAATCTTCCAGAATTGCCACCTGCATTGCCAAAGCGTGCATCTTTGAAGGAGCGTGCGACTTATACGCTCGTTGAAAAGTTCGCGCCTCAATCTGGTGAAGAGACAGTAGTCCCAGAGTCTCAGAACACTAGCGAACCCAGTGCACCTCAACATGAGGTAGCAGATAAACTTGGTATTTCTAAATCTGATTTAAGTGATATTAATCAGGTTTTCACCGGTGAAGCAATATCATCATTTCGTACTGTTTTGAAACGATACAATTGCTGGAACCAATTACCTTTTGGGGACGCTGAAGCAGCGGCAGTTCAAGGGCGCTTTTCATCATTTCCATTTTTACGTGGTAATGTGTCAGGCGCTATTGATTCGACAATCGCAGCTGTACCATACAATTATTGTAATACTGTATTGTTACACTGGGTAACATATGCATTTTCTGGTTGGCGAGGGTCAATTCGTTATAAGATCCTGCCTAAAGGAACCATGAAAGCTGATTTTCCTCAGACGTATTACATTCAGCGACATCCACTTGGTGAGCTTGAGTATGCTTTTTCAATTCAAAGTGTTGACACAGCGTTTAACACCAAGCAAGCAGGTCAAAATGTGATGGTCAGGTATGGTGGTTCACCCGGTACTAACAATGTGTTTTCTGGCGTAAAGGGTCAAGTTTATAACAATGGGAAAGTTAATCCATGTATTGAATTTGAAGTTCCTTATTATTCGCCTTTTAGATTCTCTCCTGGTAAGGAAGAGAATTTAACCAGTATTTCAGTTTGGAATGAAGGCTGGGATTACCGATTCACTGCCGACGGTAATTTAAACACATTGTGGGATATACATGTGGCTGCTGGCGAAGATTTTCAGTGTTATTTTTACACTGGATTGCCCCGCATGTATTACGAACCTAATATCCCTCCATAAGGGATTAAAAGGAGACAGACACTCCTGGCTAATTAAATGTAGTTTTATAGATGTACTAGCAG